CAATTTTTGGGATTGATCGTATTCACTGGGAAAAGGCTAAAGGCAATAAACAGCAAAATATTGTTTATTGTAGCAAGGAAGATAAAAATCCGTTTTGCCACAACATAGATTGGCAAAAACATAGACCAGTAGATATAATAGATGATACAAGATTATATGACTGGCAAATAGAAATTTTAGAGCTGATCGAAGAGCGGCCAGACGATCGGTTGATACATTGGTTCTGGTCACACGATGGAGGTATTGGGAAAACTCATTTTTGTAAATATCTGACGATGAAAAAAGGAGCAATATGTTTACATGGTAAGGGCGCAGACGTAAGAAATGGTGTGGTTGACTTCTATAACAAGCAAGGGCACACACCAAATTTAATTGTTTTCCCTATACCAAGATCATACGACACGGATTACTTGTCATATGAGGCGCTCGAAAATATTAAGGATATGTATTTTTATTCTGGGAAATATGAAGGTGGACAAATATGTGGAAATTGCCCACACCTTCTAGTGTTTGCAAACTGCCCGCCGAATTTGGTTAAAATGTCAGCTGACAGATGGAGAGTAGTCGAACTTCAAGGAAAAGATATAAACGGAGAGGATATTCAAATATTAGAAGATGATATTGAAATCTAAGGCGAAATTGTCGTCTAAAAGCTTCGTCTTCTATTATATGATTATTGAAATCAAAGATTTCAATAATCGAATCCGAAGCTTGTAGACAACAAGTTTCGCGCTCTAACTCTTAACAATTTTTTTATCCGCCGGAGGCCGCTGCGCGGGGCTGTTTACTCGGCAGCGTACCCAGTAATGAGTGAACTCATTGATACACTTGGGAACTCTAAGTCAACTAGGGAGTTGTCCGAGAAAACGACTATAAATCGCTTTTGCTCTGGGTTGATGTCGGCGTACTCAAGGGTCTGAGTTGTTGCCACATCGCCCGATGACTTAAACAATGTCGAGCCATAGTTGAGTTTCATCTGAGTTCTTTTGCAGTACCATCCGTTTGTACCGCGACCAGTGTTTCCTGTAGAAGCACCTGGTTGACCGGAATAGCCAGTAGGTGGATGGCCTGCGGTCTCAAATTCTAGACGTTTAATAATTTTGTATCTCTGATTATTAATATAAGCACCATAACCGCTATCTTGGCCAACAGCGTTTAGGGGCGTAATATAATCGGTTCCTCTTATCATTGTAGACATCGAGGAGGTGTCTGTGTAGGTCTGAGAAGCTACTTTAGGCTGGAGTTGGACCACGAACGCAGTTAAGTGTAACAGCGCCGTTTCGTTTCCAGCTGTGATTGCAAGGTCGACATACTGAGTGTTTATAACCGTTTTCGAACGAAAAGTGTTCACACCCTGCGGAGCGGGAGTCATGGTAGTTGTCCATGGCACCGACGTTCCTATAACAGTATTTACGACCGCGGGATTAGTTGCAGAGGGTCCGGATGTTAATGGGATAATTAATGGGTAGGATGTCATCGCTACGCCAGTAAATCCACAATGCCACCTCATTCTTTCCTTAGTAAGATTGAGATGTTTTTTTATTGCTACAATTTGGTTTTGTGTAGACGCGATTTGCTTCTTCTGATTAGAAGCGGTAGGTTTTTTGTTTTTGATATGCCGCCGATTCTTGGCAGCGGTGGTACGAGGTCGTCTGGGCATTTTTGTTATTGATATGTATAATATTATGTCTTTAGATCTCAATTAACTAATATTAACTTAAGGGTTAGAGTTTATATCATAAAATGTCACAAATAGTTCCAATTTGTTCCGAGGAGGGTAATACTATTCCTCCTCGGAGATTTCAGATATCACCTTCAATTAAGTGGTGTTTCACCTTAAACAACTATACCGAACACGAAATTAGTTCCATAGTTCCTATATTTAAGAGTCACTGCCGATTGGCTATCTTTGGAAAAGAAATTAGCGCAACGGGGACTCCGCATTTGCAGGGTTATCTCGAGTTTAAAAAGAAGAGTCGACCTAAATCAATTTTTGGGATTGATCGTATTCACTGGGAAAAGGCTAAAGGCAATAAACAGCAAAATATTGTTTATTGTAGCAAGGAAGATAAAAATCCGTTTTGCCACAACATAGATTGGCAAAAACATAGACCAGTAGATATAATAGATG